AGAAGGCGTCGATCTCGGCCCACTGATCGGCGGTGATCGATGCGAGATTGCATCGCTTAGCCTGCTTCTTCTTCACAGGTTGCTCGAGAGCGAAAGGGGTTTCACCGTTTTGCATTTGAATTTTCTCCATGACGTTGTTGACCGCATTTCTCATGAGGCCGAGGATAACGTTATTCTCGGCCTTCGACTCGACCTCGGCGCGAAACCGTTGCTCGCCGAACAACAGGTTTGCGTGGGGCAATGTGGCGATCTTCATGTAGCGGCCCCGCTTAAGTAGCTCGCCGACAACCATTCGCTCGCAAAGAGGGTGTCGAGCCGCGAACCAACTCGCCGCGACGCCCGCCTGGTTTCTATTATTCGGGAAGAAACACATCGCCACATCGATAATGCGGTAATATTCCTCGCCGTCGATCATGGCGAATTCGATGCCGCCGTGTGATGGCAGCTGCGTACATTGCATTTCGCTCTCCTCGCTCGTTTGCGTTGCAATCAATTCTGACTTGTCTGTTATAGCGAGATCGACGCGGGTCTCAAGCGGTTATCGACGCTTTACGATCTTGCCAGGTCGCCGCGTGAACTCATGTAGCAGTAGAAACCGCTGCGTCGAGCCATTTCGCTTGGCGAAATCAAGAACCTTCGCCTTCGTATGGTCGAAGAAGAACTCTATCGGCGCGATGTAGCGATCGCCGGTGTCGCCGACCAGGACGCCTGCAAACTTCATGCCCTGACCGCGCATTCGAACGAGGAGATTCTCCTCGATCGCCCAGCACGCCAGCTGCTTCTGAATGGCGTCGGCGATGGTGCGCTCACCGCCGCGATAGATATCGGCGACGCGGCGGTGAGCGAGATAGATTTCGGAGCCGTCAGATAGCTTGAAGATGAGGCCGCAGAGACGCCGACCTACTTTGACCGGAGTAGTCTCCGGCTTCATGGGCTTCGATCGGGAGAACGCCGTGGTCGTCATAAGACCACAAGCCCTGCGCTCCGCGCGCGATGATAGGATCGCGAAATCTTTTTGGGTCGCGCAGCCGCCAGGCGTAATGCCCTACCATCCACATACCGAACATCTTCTCCCCCTCGGTCACTTCCTCCATAAATTCCTCGGTCATGACCTCGCACGAGTGAAGTTCCACCGTGCCGAGAATACAGCCACGCGGCAGTTCCATCAGTTCGGGTAGCCCCGTCTCCGAGTAAAACTGTTGAAAGTCTGGATCGTTGTAGGCCGTAAGCTGCTCCGGTCGAATGGATTTGGTCGCGGCTATCCCTATTCGTTCCCCGATCAGAGCAGCTGGCGCGGGCCAGCTCCTCGTCTCGAAGAACTTGTGTCGATGAACAATGAGGGACGCCCAGGGGTTCCAGATCGAAATGACTCTCATGCGCTCGCTCCAAGTGAATCCCCTTTCTTATATCAAATCATCGACGGTTAATAGTCAGATCACGCAGCCTCTTCTTCGATTTCCGCGACGACCGGCGGCGTGTATCCTTTCGGGAGGAGCGCGAGAAGCTTGCTCCATTCGCCGGCCTTCTCTAGCCGATCCGCGAGCGGGCCGGGATAGCTCTTGCCGCCTTCCCACTTCACGTAACCCGCGGAAGATTCGAGAACTTTCTCCTTCACGAGAAAGTCGATGGTCGACCGGAACACGTTGAACTTGCCGGTGCCATCCGGCAGGAACTCGAAGCGCCAGCTAGCCGTCCGGAAGGGCCGCGCGACCTTATTCTTGTTGATCACCGCGCTTATCTGCATCCCGACGACCTCCTTGTCCGTCGAGGACTTGGTGATCTTCGAGGCGCTGAGCATGATGCGCTGCGAGAAATAGAACTTGGAGTTGTCGCCGCCGGCTGTCTTGCGATTGTCGCCGTAGAGAACCTTCAGATCGATGCGGATCTGGTTCAGGAAGATCATGCAGATGCCCAGATCATCCGCGGATTGAGCGAGCGCCGGGAAATGGGCTGACGTCGCTCGCGCGAGCGCGGTGTTGTCGTTCATGTTGCGGTCGCCGGCCTCTTTGTCCTTGCCGGTCTTAGCGTCGATGAGGGCCGACTGCGGCACCATCGCGGCCAGGCTGTCGAACACCCACACGATAGGCGCCTTGGCGTCGATCAGCTTGTTCTTGCGGATGTGGCGCGCGACCTCGACGGCGATCGTGATCGACTCCTCGAAGGTGCGCGGCTTGCGGTAGATGAACTTACCCGGTCGAATGTCCAGCCCGAGTTGCGGCGCCAGCTTCATCGAGAACGAACGCTCATGATCCATGAAGCCGGCGATGCCGCCCATGCGCTGCGCGTGAGCCATGATGGCCGTCGCGATCGCGGTCTTACCGGCCGAAGGAGGTCCGGCGATCTCTACCATGCGACCGCCCGCGATGCCGCCTTCCCAGAGGTTTGACAGAGCGTAGTCAAGCTCTGGATAGCCGGTCGACAAAAAGACCGTGACGGTGGAAGGCTCGTCGTTCTCGCCAATGAGCGAGGCGATCGAGGCAGCAATGTCTTCAACGGATGCCATTATTCCAAATCTCCTTTTTGATCTTTCTCATCGAGAAAGCCGACCTTGGTCGCGTCATCGAGACGATTCACCATGAGCTTCTCCGTGGTGATCTCCTGATGCGTTACGGTTCCCGCCAACTCGAGGTTGGGCGAGGATTTTGCGATGCGGCCGGCGGGCTTCTTCCACTCGGCTTTCGCGGCTTCGAGCGTTTGCGTAGGCTTTGCGCTGGCGACCGCTGTATCGACCCTAGCGATAGCCGCGGGGCGCTCGTAGCTAGGTTGCGCGACCATTGTTCCGGCGCTCATGACAGGCTGACCGTTCGTTACGGGAGCGTCCCACGAGAACTCGCCGGCTGAGATCACGACGCGATCCTTGCGCGCCTGCTCCTCGATGTTGTTCGTGGTGCTCCGAATGAACCCGAAGACCTTTTCGAACTGATCCGCGGAGATCGCGTGACCTTCTTTTTCGAGGAGCTTGAGTAGCTCGCCGAGACCCTTTCCGATCGTCGTCACCTGAGCGCCGATCGCGACCGAGCCTGTGAGACGTTTCACACCGCGGGGCATTAAGCTGTCACTCCTCTAAAGGGCGCCAGCCATTCGCTGCCGCCAGTCAATATTGATTGAAACATCCACTTACGGCAGAACGCTTCGAAGCCCGCCTCATCTAAGGAAGGTTTCGTTAATGTAAGACCGTTCGGAATAGGTATTGCCGATGAATTCAAATCCATCAGCTGCATGTTACGTCTATATATATCATGCTTCTGCTCGGATATAGCGAACTCCCTGAACTTAGCCGGGAGCTTCTCCGGGTCTATACTTTTATCCAGGAAACCATTGAAGAAGTTATTCACCGATCCGTACTTGACGATGAACTCGACCGCTCCTTTCTCTCCGATGCCGCCGACACCCGTCACCGAGTCCGACTTATCACCTTGCAGAGACTTCACTTCGGCCCATTGATCTGGCCTGGTCAGACCGACCCACTCGCCCGACTTGCGCTCGAAGCCGATGCCAACCGACTCCGTGGACGGCGTCTTGGTGCCGAACGTGTTGAAGCCGATCCGGCGATTGTTGATCAGATCGACCCAGACCACGTTCTTGCCGACTAGCTGAATCCAGTCCTTGTCTCCCGACATAAGGACGATCCGCTTCTTGTCGGCGTAGCGTCGCACCGTAATAGCGGCCAGGTCGTCGGCTTCCATGTTGAGCGCGAACATGCGACGCACGCCCAGAAGATCCACCGCGTCGTTGATCATCTTCTTCTGGCTCTTGTAGGACTTCCGGATCTCCGCTTGCGCGATCTCGTTCTTGGTCACGGCCGGCTTGTTCCGATCGCCCTTGTAGTCGGCGTAGGCGTTATAGCGCCACGAGATACCGTCATTCAGAATGATGGGCGTCAGCATGGGATACTGAGCCACGCTCTCGCGCAGCCGGCGAATGAAGCCGAAGGCGCCCTGCGTGTCCTGATCGCCGACGCTAAGCCGCTTCATCGACGACGCCGCGAACCCCCAATTTGACGCATCTATCAGCATGAAACCCGCATTCATAATGCAGCCGCCGCGATGATCTCACGAGCTTCCATGACCAGCTTCCAGAGAGCCTCGGCGTCATCGAAGCAGTCGTCAGATGGCGTGTCCGCGATCACCTCATCATCGGTGCATCCATCATAAGCGTATCGATAGCACTCGGCGTATTGCGCCTTCAGAACCTTCATGCGCTCCGGATCGTAGGGTGAATCGAGCGCGGCGATGCGCGCGATGAAATCGATGGCGCTCATTTTAGAATCACCTTCGTCAGATCTTCCCAACCCATGACGCCGATCTTGGTCGTGTCGGTCGGAGCCTCATAGATTCGCATCACCTGATAATCATCCAGCTCCGACTCGTAATTCGTGTGAAAGATTTCGGACGCCTCGATGATGCTGTTGGCGCAGACGAACTGGCTCTGATCTTCGCCGTTGTGATCCTCGGCACAGACATAGTACATGCGGCTCATGATTTCTTCCTTTTCATTGTTGTACTGATGCGGGAGATCAAGACCTTCATGGAAAACACCCTCGAGGAACCGCTTGGCTAATTAGGCCACGCATTCACGCACTTACCGGATCATCGCTATTGCAAACTCGCGAATGATTCAGAGGTCATTCTCGGCCCGAAGGGCTCCGAATGGAGAATGTTTTCGATGAAGGCGATGGGACGGCGCTTTAACTCTGCGCCGTCCCATCTATACTAGACCGCGTCCCGTTGGGGTCGATCTAGTGTCTCTTAGATCGCGTCCAACTCGCTGAGAACGCTGTCGAGGTCGGCCGGGTCCATCGCGGCCCCAAACTGATCTTCAGCCTTCTCGACGACCTTCTCGACGACGGCGACCTTGGCGGCAGCTTTCGCGGGAGCCTTCGCCGGAGCCTTCGCGCTGGCTTTCGCCGCGAGCTTGGCCGCGATCTGAGCTTCGAGAGCCTCTTCGGCCTCGAGTTCAGCCAATTGAGCCGCCATCATCTCGCGCTTCGTCAGGGTCTTGGTCTCGACGACCTCGACCTCCGGTTCGGCCGCGATGACTTCGGCGACGGCCGCGGCGGCGGCTTCAACTTCCGCATCCGGAACGCTCGCCGATGGGCGCGTCAGAAGAGCCGTGTTGCGAACGGGCAACGCGCCGACCTTCAGACCCGAGACATTAACGCCGGTCAGATTGCCGATCGCCGTCAGCGCCTTACCTTCTTCTCCACGGAAGAACTCCGATTCGACCAGCGCGAAGAGATCGATCGCGCTATCGAGTGAAGCCTTCGACACCGGCTTGGCGCCGGGATGGGGAAGAACGACATACTTGGTTTCGAGACCGCGACCGGACTTCTCGATCGTGAACTCGAAGCCTGTCTTGTGATCGAGAATGTAGCCGGAATCGTCGGCGTAGGTCTCGACCATACCCATGATCGTCCCGAAGGTCGTCGGGGTGATCTCTAGCGCGACCGCGTTCTCGGAGGCGTCGCCGCCGCTCTTGATCACGACGTTCAGAAGGATGGTGGTCTTCGCCTTCCATTCCTTCATGAGCTTGATGTCGTCGTCGGTGACGGCGCCCCTGATCGCCATCTCGATCGCTTTGTCCACCGCGCTCTCGACGCCGAAAACGATCATGGAGTTGCCGACGACGGCGACGGGCTTGCCGTTCGACTCGGTTTTGATCCAGTTCACGCCACATTCCTGCCAGAACTGGCCGGCGACGGCGATCGGGGATGTCGTGGGGGTCGTCAGGATTCGGAAGCGCGTCTTGCCTTCCTTGAGCTTGTAGATCTTCCCGCCGCCGCGAGAGAACTTATTCTTCGCGCCATGAATGAGCGCGAGCATTTCTGCTGACATAGCCATGTGACTTGGTACTTTCTTGCTGTTGTGACTTTGGACTTTGAGACTAGCTGCATCGCGACTTAGCGATGCAGCTGTTTAGTATTATAGCGAAAACTTCGCGGGACTCGAGAGGTAAATCAACATGGACTTACGAATTTAGTCGCGCGGAGTTCCATCTTGGTGTCGCGTCACCGCGACGTTGGCCCACATCGCATTGGCGCGATGTGCCCGCAGCACGAACGTCTTGTCGGCGCCGGCGGGAAGTAGAGCGTCGAGCGCCTCGCTGTAGACCTTCGCCGCTTGTCGCAGTTCGGCCATCGTCGCGACCTGCTCGTCGGTCGGTTTTAGATATTCGAATGTTGAGGGGTGAAGGGTCATCATTCGTGCTTCTTCGCCTGACCGATCTGGTAGGGCATCCATGTCGCGTGACGACCGCGTCCTTCGGTCGAGTCATCTTCGCCCAGAAGATCGACGGACGTGACTGGCACAGGGTTGCCGCCGGAATCGATGACCATCAAATTCACCATTCGATCGCCCCAAACGTGAGCGATAAGAGCGGCGAGAGGCTGACCGGGACTGTGATAGAGACCGATGAAGCTATCGTCAGGATAGAACCAGACGACACGACCGACCGTGGGGATGATGCGGGCCATCAGTTGAAGTACCCGAACCAAACGCCGAAGCCGTGAATGATGCCGATCGGGAAGATCACGCATCCGAACGCCAATAGAACCCAGGCGCCCGCCTTAATACAGACGAGAACATGCGTGACCCAAGCGCAGAATGCCGCGGTCCATCCGACTATAAACAGACCGCTAGCCAGAATAACACCCAAAGACTCCAAATATTTCAAACTACTTCTCCATTGCTACGCGCGACCATAGCGGCCACGCGATTCGCTGAACCCTTAAAGCTTTCGTCTACAGCCTCTCGGCGTCTGATCGATACCTCCCCATCCATTTCCTTACGCGCCATAGCGCCGTGCTGCACGAGCATGTCCTTGCGGTCCATGAACCCCTTGACGGCGATCTTCGCGATCGCCTCGATCTGTCGCGCTTCGTTGAGCGCGCGACGGTATTGAATGACCGTCTTGTCGCCCTTGAGCTCCATCGCGAGCGAGGCTTCCGTCACCTTCTCGCCGGCGGCCGCGGCGATGTCGCGCATCTTTCGACACACCTTCGACTCGGCGATGTCCCGCAGCATGGCTACGTCATCGACCTGCTTTGACGCCTGCGCTTGCAGGACGCCGTAGTGAACCAATAAGCTCGACTGCTGAATCATCGCGTTGGTTAGATCTACCAGCGAGTAAGCCATGTCGCGCTTCAAGGCGGCGGCGTCGATGACGTTTACGACTTTATATGCCATGTGCTGCGTCTTTCTGAACGTCAATTTTGATTTATCATTTATAGCAAAAGCTGCGCGGATGTCACTAGGAAATGAGCTGACTTACAGAGGCGAAGACAGCGTTGAGGTTCAGCTGTTTATCGGCGTCGTGCCAGATTTCCCCAGGTCCGAAGCCGATGACCAGGTTAGCGTCGAGCCTGGCGTCGTACATAATTTTCCCCGCCTCTTCGGAAGCTCTGCCCTTAAAATCGGGAAGAAATGTTCTAACCGTCGTCGCGCCCATGAGCACGATGATCGGCGGCTTCACGATGCTGAGCTCCTTATGGAAGTAGGGCTGAAACATCTTCAATTCCTCTGGCGTGATCGACTTACCCGCCTTGGGGCGCTTGATCATCGCCGTCCAGAACGCCTGCTCCGGACGTATATCGGCTTCATCCATCGCCTCCTGCACGCGCTCTAGCGCGAATGGTCGACGCGAGGGCTTCGACATGAACATCATGTTCTCGGCCTCCTCCTGGGGAGAGGGCGCGTCGAACACGATCATGAACTGGGCGAACTTGCCGATGTACGGTCGAACCGGAACGCAGTCGGCGACCACGGCGCCGAGCATGACGTTATAGACCTTCTCGAGTCGGCGCGTGTCGCTCTCTTCCAGCGACATTTCGCGGTTCACTGGCACGACTCCGGTGATCAAGCCGGGAATGAACTCACGCTGGTATTTAAGCCGGCTGGGGCTGTCTATAGCGGCGTGAGTGGGCTCGATAGCCGCGAAGCTTCCGATGTTCTCCAAGATCGCTTGCTTGGCGACGTTTATCAGCCGCTTGTTCACGCGCGCCACGAAGTCGGACTGGCTCGTGAACTTGACAGTCGCGCCCTTCTCGTTCGTTCTCGCCTCGACGATCGCCTTGGCGGCGTTGGCTGAGAGACCCTTGATGCGCGTGAAGGGGATCATCAGCTTCTCGTCGGTGAGAATCTCGAAGCGACCCGTGGCCGTGTTGATCTCTGGCGCCTCGACCTTGATGCCGAAACGTTCGGCGTCAGCGAGCAGCGCACCGAGCTTATCCTCCTTCACCATCGAGAGCGTCGCGGCATAGAACTCGACCGGGAAATAGGTCTTCAGATACATCGCCTGATAGGAGATCATCGTGTAGGTCACGGAATGGGATTTGTTGAAGCCGTAACCCGCGAAGCCGGCGATCTTATCGAATTGATGTTCCGCCCATTCCGGCAAGCACCCGATAGTCTTGATGCAGCCGTCGACAAATGTACCGCGCTCTTTAGCCATCTCAGCCGGGAGTTTCTTGCCCATTATCTTCCGGAGCTTGTCCGCGTTAGATGCTGAATAGCCTGCGATGACTCGCGAGGCCCGCATAACCTGTTCCTGATAGACATAAACGCCGAAGGTTGCTTTCAGAACGTCCTCAAGAAGAGGATGGTCATACGTCGTTGCTTCCAGACCTTGCTTACGCTTCCAATAGCTGTCCATCATTCCGGACTCCATTGGGCCAGGGCGATACAATGCTGTCGCCGCGGTAATATCGTCGAAGGTTATAGTGCCATCTTTACCGAGTTCCCTAATCAGGCGCCTCATGCCCGCACTCTCGAACTGGAAGCATCCAACAGTTAAACCCTGTGCAAAGTTTGTCAGCACCTTCTCGTCATCGAGAGAGATCGTGGTAAGGTTCACCCTCTTGGAGTGCCGCTCGCGAATGTACTTGGATGCGAGGTCGATGATATCAAGCGTCTGCAAGCCGAGGACGTCGAGCTTGATCAGCCCTTGATCCTCCACGATGCGCTTGTCCCAATTCACGACGCTCTCGTCGCCTTTGCGATGCTCGATGACCGCGCGTTCGCGAAGGTCACAGCCGCCGACGACGATGCCGGAGGCGTGCTGACCCAGGTTGCGCATGACGCCTTCGAGCTTGAGCGAAACGTCCCAGATGCCGGGGAACTTGTCGCGATAGCTGCCGATCTCGGCGACCTGTTCCGCGGCGACCTCGAGCTTAACGTGAGCGCCATGAAGCTTCGGCGTGAACTTGGAGCAGGCGTATTCCCGCTCGTCGAGCCCGAACATCTTGCCGACGTCACGGATCGCCGAGGCGGGTCCAAGCGTTCCGAAGTTGGTGACGCCCGCTACACGCTCCGCGCCGTATTTCTGAACAAGGTACGCAACGATTTCGTGACGGCGTTCTGACATAAAGTCCAGATCAGCATCAGGCAGATCGAGACGATCAGGATTGATAAATCGTTCGAAGAGAAGCCCAAAACGAATAGGATCGCAGTCGGTAATGCCCATAAGAAAAGCAACAAGACTTCCGCCGATCGATCCTCGTCCGGGACCGACAAGTATTCCCACACTTTTCGCATAGCTCACCACGTCCTCTACTAGAAGAAAGTAACCGCCGAAATTCAACGTCTTAAGAACGCCTAGCTCATAGACGAGGCGCGTCTTATAGACCTCCAACTCGGTCGGATCAGGCTTGTAGCCGAACGTGATGTTTCCGAGACGCTTCGCCCATCCGATCTTGCACTTGACGACGACCTCGGCAAACTCGTCCGGAGCCATTTTCGGCAGCGAGACGGCTTGCTTCTTCCATTCGTACTTGATGGAGTCCGTGAGCGCGACGATATTCTGAAGACCATGCTGAAACGCCGTGTTCGTCTCCGCGGGGTTCGCTCCCCGCTTCAGTAGACGCTTGATCGACTCTCCGCACTCAAGCGTCAAAGCCGCCTTGGTCATCGGATAGAGATCACGGAACGCCGTCGATTTGTTCCACATGCTCGACAGCGGCGTGTTGGAGCAGATCGCGCCCATCACCTCGGCCGCGTCAGCCTCGCCCTTGTCGTAGCAGATCGGCCGCGACACGAGCGGCTTGAAGCCATGATCCCGAACCGCTTCAATCGCCTTCGCGTTGAGGGTGTCGAACAGCGGCGTGTTGATAGGCGTCAGCGTCACATAAACGCTCACTGACAAGCGAATTTTTTCGAGTATCGACAGCGCGTCTTTATGATGGAACACGCTGTAGACGTCGCTAGAAGCGATTGCAGCGTCGTCCGCATTCATGTCTGCGATCTCATTATAGAGATCAGAGAACGACAGCTTGGCGTTATTGTAGAAATGAGCCTCGTCGTTCGCGAGGCTCAGTAGTCGGAACAGTCCGATCATGCCGCGCTCGGACAGGACATAATAGGTCAGAAAGTATTCGGTCGGAGCTTTCTCCTTGCCCTCCTTCTTCGGAGGCTTGCGCCAGGTGTGATCGTCGACCAGGCGGATGCGACATCCGATGATCGGCTTGACGTTCTGTTTCTTGCAGCGGTTCGTTAAGTCGATCATGCCGCTGACGGTCATGGTGTCGGTCAAAGCGATCGCCGTGGCGCCGGCTTTCACGCCCGCATCCACCAGCCGCTCGATCGAGAGTATGGATTCGCCGATACTGAAATTCGAGCGAGCGGCTAGTAGAGCGTGCATGTTTGTTTCCTTTAACCTTCGAGGCCGCGCCATCCCGTGATCGATACCGTGTCGTATTGCAGGTTGGTGGCGATGAGCTTCTCGACGTTCTCGATGTCCGCCTGGGTGTAGAGGTCGCGAGGGCCGTTCAGAAAGACGCGCCCCCTCAAGCGCTCGTCACCCTTGATCCATTCGTACCAGATCACGACCTTCTGCGGCGGGATCGGCGCCGCTTCCACCACCGGATGATCTTCGGGATCGAGAGCGGCGTTATTTCCCGCGGCGTCAGCGCTTGTATCAGTAGTATCCATTAACCATTTCCTTTCAGTGTTATGCGTCCATTTTCGTTGGTGATCGCCCCAAGCGCGGTCAGCGCGTGGATAGCTTGGCTCGTGTGAGAGGCCGCGGTCTCACTCGTCCAATTCAGTTGCGTCATGAGCGCGAAGCAGAGTTCCGTCCGCTTAACGCCTTCCGTTGCTCTCAACAGCATGTCGCAGGCAATTCTCATAAAGCCAGGTTTGTTCGTGAACGGGTTCACGCCTTGGCGAAGCTTGTCGGTCACGGTCACGCCAGCGCGTTCGATCCGTTCGAGAAGATCAACGACCTTCACGGGGTAGAGCGCGGGTGTCGGCGCAACCTCGGGCGTCCGCGACGCGATCGTGATCTGGGCCGACTTCACCTCGATCTTGAACTGCGCCTGAAGCGCCGTCCGCCGAGCTTGAGATCGCGGCGCGCATGTCGCCGAGAACATGCAAAGCGAGCAAATCGGCCCATCGCCCTTGTAGATGATGGGTGAGCCAAAACATCCTGGCGCGAGGCTCTGATCAATCATAATTAACTTGTCTCTCTGGTAGAACGGCCTGCTAATTTCGCTAGCTCACGGTAAATCTTGGAGCGCTCGTAGCCGTAAAGCTCCATGAAGTCGAACACCATAGCAGCTGTGACGCCCTTTGGGGCAGCGAAATCGCGATCTAGCGATTTAGCGACACGCTTGAACGCCTGATAGTCCTTCACCGCCTCGATCAGAAACGCTGGCGGGCTGTCGAGAAACTCCACGAATTGTCGCGTCAACGGCGTCATCTTCGCCATCATGTTCATCTTGCGCTCTTTCGCCTCTAAAAGAACATCTTGCCCCTCGGCCCCATCCGATACAGCCGAATGAAGCGAAGCCGCTTCATCTGTTTCATTATCAAGAGAAGCCGCGTGACCCTCTGTAATCTCTTCCTGAACCCAACGGTTGACATGAAGCTGCATTCCCCGAACCAGATAAGCCCCAAAGGGCACGTTGAATTCAGCCTTCCAGCTGTCGCGCGCCTTGCACCATGCGATGCAAAGCTCCTGCTTAATGTCGGCGAGCATCAGACTTCTGGCGCCGCCCGACTGAGCGCGTCGCCAGACCTTCCAGGCGAAGTTGTCGATCGCCTTCTGATGCGCCGGCGTGAAGATGATCTGGTCGTTCATCGCCTTATGCCCAAATACGCTGCGCGTAACTATCGGCGACCTCGCGATCGACGCGCGACAAACGAGCGCCCCAGGCCGTCTTGAGACCCGCGCGCCAGTCGCCACCCTTCATGACGGCGTATCGACCGGCGTTGATCAGCTCACGAGGCGAGATCGTCGAGGCGACCTTGCCGCCCTTGAAGGCTTCACGGAAATCATTGGCGAAGCTGACGATCTTCTCCGCGTCTTTCTTGTCGATCTGAGCCTGACCGGAAACGACCATCACTTCGACCTTCGGGTCCATGTAGCCGACTTCGACCGTGACGCCGAAGCGGCTATAGTTCGCTGCGTCCTGCATCTGCGTGCCCTGATAGAGCCCGGTTTCATCGCCGGAACCGTTTGTGTTTCCCGTCGCCACAAACCGGAAGTTCGGATGCGGCTTGACGAGACGCATTTCCGGAGGCGCCTCCTTGATGTAGAGCGGCTTGCCTTCGAGCACCGGCTGATAGACCGAGGTCACGGGAGCGATCGCGCGGTCGTATTCGTCGGCGCAATAGATGTAACCCTCGATCATCGCGATCGCGAGCGGCCCATATTGGAAGACGGTCGCGCCGTCCTGAACGACGTACTGCCCGATGATGTGCGATTCTTCGGTGCCGACGGTGTGCTGGACGCGCATGAACGGTCGTCTGACGCAGGCGGCGACCTGTTCGAGAACGGTGGTCTTGCCGGTGCCGTGATATCCCCAGAGGTAGCAGCCCGTGTTGAGCTCCAACGCGATCAGAATGGTCTTGGTCAGCTCGATGTCGAACACATAGTTCGGGTCGCGCTCGGCCAAGAGCAGCTTGGCGTTCTCGTCGTGGTCGTCGAACACAGCGACCATGATGTTGCCGCCGCGAGCGTTCTTAGCGGCTTTCGCCTCACCCAGACCGAACACTTCATGAAACGGCTGACGCGAGCCGCCGGCGACGACCATCGCTTTCGCGACCTTAGCCGCGTTCGCCATCTCGTTGCGCTTCTTGTTCATCGCGACCTGAGCCATCTCGGAGAACAGCGGCTCGCCGGGAAACTCCTCCTGGTAGCGTTTGACGGTGTAGGTCGGGTGATTATCCCGAAGATGAATCTGGACCGAGTGACACAGCGCCCCATCGATCTTGCATGTTATGCGCGCATTCGACGCGGGTTCACTCGCTACTTCCGACATTCTCTCGCTCCTATCTCTGTCTGTTTTCTATGTTCATTTATCGCTCGTAGCGCTCTGGGTTGCAAGTCAATTCTGACTTGGTTCGATAACTCCCAGAGCGCTTGTTCTCAGGCCGCGGACAAGATCCGCTTGAGCTCGCCCATCACGGTCGAGGGCAGGGTGGCGACGTCGTTCAGGACGATGTACTTGGGATAGTACGCCTTGACCGCTTCCGTCATGATGCCGATGCCGATCACTTCGATCCCCGCTCTGATCGCGTCCTGAACGACCCGTTTCAGATGCGATCTGAACGGCGATCTTTGACCGTAAGCATGCGGATTATTGCTGGCTCCGGCTGGCTGACCGTCCGAGAACACCATGAGCACCTTGCGATGCTCCTTGCGACGCGAGAGGCGTTGCGCGGCGATCTCGACACACTCGCCATCGACGTTGTTCGCCATGATGTCCTGATGCTCGGCGAGGGAGGCGAAACGACGCTTGACGGCCGGCGTCAGCCGCTCGTCGAAGCCTTTGAAGATCGGCATTTGCAGCGTTTCGAGCCGCGAGAAGTACGACCCGATGCGAGCCTCCTCCGCGTTGATCAGCGCCGCCGACAAACGACCATTTCTGCCCGTCGTGAAGCCGAGCGCCTCGTGCGCGATACCGACACGCTCTAGGGTCTGCGATAAAGCGTAGCCCGCGGCCATCGCGACCTCGATCGGCTGACCGATCATCGATCCTGAATTATCGATCAAGAGAGAGACAGCCGTGTCTTTCGATTTCGCCTCGTGAACACGGCGAAACACGCGATCGTCATTCGCCTTCAGCCGATAGAGACTGGCGCCGTTCAGCTTACCCGAGCGATAGCCGGGAACCTTGAGCACCTGGGATCGAGAGGCCATAAGCCTCTCGATATCCTTCTGCATCGGCGCGATCATGTGCTTGGTCTGTTCGTCGAACGCCACGAATTGTTCGTCGGTGACCTCCCGATCGTAGACCTCGATCGAGTCGAAGTCCTTGGTGAAGATCGTATAGTTACAGTCGGCTGTCAGCTTCGTTGTGTCGGCCGTGATCTTACCCTCGAGAGCGCCCTCGAAAGAGCTATCCTTCAGGTCGATATCGGCGTCCGAGAACTTCGAGCTACCTACGCCAGGTTCGTCGGCGTCTCCACCGGGCTCGGAGTCGCCAGCATCTTCTCCTTCAGGATCTCCGGCAGACTGGCCGCCGCCGCTTCCAGCCGCTTCATCCTCTCCGGCGTCAGCGGAAGTGTCGTCGGCGCCATCTTTCTTTCCATCGTCTTCATCACCGCTTCCTTCTGTTCCGGCGTCATCGTCGCCCAGAACCCCGTCATCGGGTTCGGCGTCGGCTCCGTCTTCGCCTGAATCTTTGGCGTCGACTCCGTCTTCGTCTGACTCCTCGGCGTCAGAAGCTCCTCCATCATCTTCGTCCTCCCCAGCATCATCATCAGCCCCGGAGTCCTCAGATTTCTCACCATCGCTGACTGGCTTGTCGTCGCCATCAGCCTCGTCATCGCTCTCGGATTCATCGCTTTTATCGTCCTTCGGTTCGCCGGCTTCGTCACCAGTCACTTCTGATTTATCGTCAGAGTCAGCGCTATCGCCGCCCGTACCCTTGTCGTCCGCGTCCTCGGGAAGCTCGGTGTTGTCGCCTTCGCCGTCGGTGTCCTCGGACTTCTCTTTCGTCTTGCTCGGATTGCTCGGCGGAGGAGGAGGCGTCGGGGGAGCGGGAGGTGTCGGCGGCGGCGGCGGCGGCGGATAGAGAACGCCGTGCATCACTTTTGCGATGGCGAACGAGTCACGAGTGGTTCGCATCGTCACCAAGCCGTCGATTGACGCCTTCGGCATTTTCTTAACGAACTCCGCGACCAGCTCATGATCCCAATATTTATTCTTGGTCAGCCACTCCGCAAACACCTTCTGCCCTGAAAGCGCCCTGACAACCGGGACCAATAGGATGCCGAACTCCTTCGACTTGTCGCCCTTGACCTCGAGAAGCTTCGGGGCGGTGATCTTATCGACGAAGAATTCCGCCAGTCGGCGCAAGTTGTAGGTCGAGCCTGGGAACTTCTCGCCCATCCGCTTTTCGATCAGCGGGTCTTCCACGAGATTATGAAGCTCGTGAAGCCCCTTGTTCTTCTTCTTCTCCGCGTTGCCAAAGTCATACTCGGTGAAGAGAATGTGGGCGACTTCGTGATCCATGAATCCCTGAATCGCCATCAGCAAGTCGGGAGTCGCATTGTCCGGGATGTGCGGAATATTGACGACGACCGGCTTGCCAGACTTATCGAACTTTACATACGCCTGGGCGCCCTGTTGCGTGACCTTCAGCCCCTTGCCCGCGAGCAGCTGCGTCACCTTGACGACAACCTCTCTTATGATCGCGATCTCTTTATTCATCTCGCCTGTGTCTCCTGCTTCGCTCTGATTCTTCTTTCCGTCTATTGTTAGAATAGACTGTTAGTTACAGGGAAGCAATTGGCAATATCATTGCCATATTCGAAGTGCCAAACACAATATAGATGTCGCCGCGGACAAAGTGCACGCCGCGAAGTGTTCTATTCGTATCGGTCTCATACCACGAGATATTATCCAACTCAGCCGCGATCTCGTATGCCGATTCGATATCGACCTCTTCGACGACTTGATGACGTATTCCAACAGCAACAAGTAACCCATGCTGCGTTCTATTCATGTTCATAGAAATAGTATTGGATTTCATCACCCTATCTAACCCCTGTCTTGTTATGGTTGCGACGCCGTTATCGCGGCATCAATAGCGCTTAATTTCATCATTACGCTAACATGTTGCCTAATGTATGATCGTTTGCGTGTCAACGGATAACGTCGAGTATTCGACATAACGCATCATATTTGCCACACATAATTTCGATGGTGTTTATTATGATACCATACTGATCACCCTCTATTGTTACAGCGGCTTTATAGATTCTTGACATAAATCAATACCGACTGTTATTGGAAGTCAAAGAAAAAGAACGCCGCTTTACTGGCGCCCTCTCCTTGTAACCATCAGAGAAGTGTAGGTTTGATCTTCTCCAACATCTCCTGCACCGCGAGCTCGATCTCAGGCGTCGATTTCGGATCCAGGTTCTTCGTCATCTTACGCCACCTTCTAAGAAGGATTTTTTCCTCGTTCGCCGTCGCGACGTTGCCGAACATCTTCTCGACCATATCATTCATGGCGGGCCAGTATTGAAGCAGCGCGAGCCGAAACATATGCATCGGGTCAACATCGAGCGCTTTCGCCAGCGCGGGAATCTTATCAAGTGGGATTTTAGCTTCGCCTCGTTTGAACATGGAGATCATGTTCGGCTTATCATAGCCAATCTCAGTCGCAATCTCGCGTTGTGATTTCTCCCCCTTTAGATAATTGATCCGTTTATCGATCAATTTCGCGATCATCGTATCGGCGAATGGCATTCCAGGCTTAGCTTGTACCATCATTATCTATTTCCCTTTGTTATATCACCCCGCTTACTGTCATAACCTCGAATGGTTGCTGTTTCCCCCAGCTTCGACGCTCGACACATGATAATTATAGACAGAGCAGGGTGGATGCGCTCAGTTTTCCCTTGGGTTTGTGTGTGAATAAACGTTTAGCTGATATTCCCAAAGCAATCAACTCTTATTTATGCCCTCAAAGAGCGATTCAGCGAGGAGGGCTTTGCAGAATCGATCGGCTCTGACAGAATGCCGCCCTTCATAAGTGAGAAATTAACCACATGATGTAACCGACAAAGAGAAAAGCCTCCGCGGGAATGGCATCCCACGAAGGCTTAGGTTCTCAGATTAAGGTTCGACCAGGACAAAAGACCAGACAGAAAGGGGGCGTTGCATCTCCTTTATATGTCCTGGTCGAACCTTCTGTCAACGGCTACGTGGCCGTGAGCGCTCCCTCTTTGTCTAAAGGAGAGCGGACATGAAAACTTGCTATCATCGCGAGAAGGTATTCGGTTGCGCACGCGGCATTCCCATGGATCGCAACGCGAAGATACGCATCATGAATCAGGCGAGGGCGTGGAGCGCGAGGCACCGGCGGCCCAGGCAACACAAGGGTCCGATCACGAGGGCGTTCCTGGATGTTCTACAGGCGCTCCTGTGGGGCTTTCACAACGCCAAGGACGGTCGCTGCTTCCCGAGCTACGAAGCGATCGCCAAAAGGGCTGGCTGCTGTCGCGATACGGTCTGCGAGGCGATCAAGATGTTAGAGCGCGCCAACATCCTGACCTGGGTGAACCGGATTATTCGTGTGCAAGCGTCAGAAGGATGTCGCATTCTTCGGACAAGCAACGCCTATATCTTCCGCGACCCGCTGCCTTGCGCCGCGGCTAAGTCGGAAATTCAGACTGAAACCAGTCATCCAGTTTCACTTCTAAGACCTATCGTGGTTGACGAGGCTCTCCGAGCGTCGCTTTTAAGGTTCGAACTGGCTTTTAGAACAAAAAAACGGGACACCTGACCGAACAGGCATCCCGTTTGACAGAGGACAGTCAGGCTTTCACCCGAGCCATCATCTTACCGTAGGCAAATACGGCAAGTCAATATTGGTTGATTTTACGCCGCCTTAAGAAGCGGGTCTTTGTCATTACGGAACATCTTGAAGCGAGGATGTCGCAACGAGCCGTCCGGAGTGACCTCATGGAACTCAACCTCGATCAGCCGGCCGATGACCTTACCGGGCTCGCTCGTAGGACCACCGCCTACATTGTTCGCCTTGTCTTCAATACATTCGACCCACAGCTGCTTTCGCTGCGCATCGGAGAAGCCGCCGCCGATATCGACGAAAACCTCCTCGCCGCGAATAACGACGAGACCACCCAGCATACCCTCGTACTTCCCTTGGCCCTCATAGAAGCCGACTACGCGAAGATCCTCGGATTCTTCCGCCTTGCATTTAAGCCAGCCGTAGCTCCGCTTCTTCTGATAGGGCGCGTCGAGCACCTTGACGATCGCGCCTTCGAGCATCTTGACGCCGGTGATTAGGTCCGTCGTCGAGAGCAACAACTCCCTTTCGAGATCGGCGTCGCCCATCGCCAGATAGGAGGCGAGCGGCGTGTTCCGATATTCCTCGAAGATCGCGTCGATCTGGTCATGCGAGTGAGCCAGGCGCCGCGGCACCAGGCGCATCGGCTCCTCCCTCACGAAGGTCGATAGAAACTCCACGAACTCACGGCGTTTCGAATGCGGCATATTGAAGCCCTTGTGCGTCGAGCTGGTCATGACGTCGAACGGAACCGCGTCGAAGAAATGATACTGGACGTTCGAGGCTTGAACGCTCTTGCGCCGCACCGCGCCGGAGGTTTCAGCGAAGAGACCGCTGAGCGCCTCGCCTTCCAGAGCGACCGTCGGGCCGGCGTCACCGCCCAGAATATCCAGCCAGAGCCGCATATCGGATGACAATATCTTGCA